TAGAAGCAATTCGAGCATTCTCTACTGATAACGTAGCAAGTTGTTGTTGAGCTGCAATTTGTGCTTCAACGTCTTGTGATTCAATTGCATTTTTAAGAGCTAACTTAGCTGCTGCTAAACTAGTCGTAACTCTGTTTTCAAATTCACTTACATAAGATTTATCTAATTTAGATAATCTTTTTTCTGCTGCATTTTTTTGAAGATTAACTGTTTGAGCATATTGAACAGCTTCTTCTCTCTGTCTTTCTGCTTCTCTCATTTTACGAGTTAATTTAGCAATACGTTTTTGAACGCCTTCACTATATTCTTTTAACTCATTTTTTTCTTCTGGTTTTTTTTCGTCTAACTTTACCTGTTTCTCATTTTCATAAGTTTTATCTTCAGGTATTTGTTCAACTTCGATCTCTTCTTTTACTTCCTCTTGTTTGACCGCTTCTCCTTTATCATCTAAATTAATTTCAGCTCCTTCTATTTCGCCTACATCAATTAGATCTTTTGTTTCTTCTGGCATAGTTTCTCCTATGTGGTTAAATTAAATGAAGTAGTGATTCAGGATCTTTAACAGTTCCTAGCACTTCATCATCGTTAAGTATTCGCACTTCTCCACCTTCTATTGGTAATCTTGAACCCGCATAACGAGCAAAGATAACCCAATCTCCTTTTTTACACCAAGGCTCACCAAATTTATCTTTATCCTTGTATGCTAAATCTCCCATCTTTAAAACATAACCACAAGTAGTTGCGATTCTTGCTTTGTCTAAAGATTCTTGAGAAAATAATATTCCACCTTTTGTTTTATTTTTTGGTGTAAAAGGTAAAACTAAAATTCTATAACCAGATGGTTCTGGTAATTCATCAACCGTTTCAGTTCCTATATTTTCAGGACTTAATGCTTCAGGTTCTGGAGGTAATTCTTTTTTTTCTTGTTCGTATTTGTCTTGAAGACCAAGTTTAATTTTTGGTACTTCCGTTTCCGATGTCGATAACGTTTCCTTGCTCATCTTGTTGCTCCTTAGGTTTTAGCAGGTTAGAGATATCCTGTAATGTTAATTGTATGGCATGTGCCTGTCCTACTAGATACTTATATTTTTCCATATTGTCAACCCCTCCAGCTAGGATTGCATCCCCTATTTGTTGTAATCTTTCTCTTAATGATTTTTGTGTTTTGCTTATTACGTTTATTTCATCCATTACTCTTCTCCTTGTTGTTCTCGAAAATCTTCTAACACTTCAAGTTTTTCTTGAGCGGCAGCAATTTTTTCGAATTGTTTATCTACTTCATCAATGTGTTGTGGGTGTTCCCCAATACCTACTGAATTTTCTAAATATATTTTAATAGTTGCATCGGCTTCTGATATTTGTGCTTCATATCTAGCTTCTAATGCATCTAATATTGCTTTTTTCATTAGCACTTCCACCTACGTCTAGCTTGTCTTATTCTAGAGTTAGGATCGTTTCTTGTTTTAGCTGATGAGTTTCTTAATTGGCCTGCTGATCTTGCACAATACGACTTACGTCTTTTAGATGCTTTAGATCCAGCTTTTACTTTACCTGTTACTGCTGTTTTTAATTTGCTACCAGGGTTTGCTGCTCTGTATGCTTTAACACCTTTTGATGTCATACCTGCACCAGATTTAGTAGATCTATAATTAGCACCAGGTCCTTTTGTAGTCTTTCTAATTGTACCACCAGATTTAAAACCTGGAGCGTCAATCATCTTACCATAATATTTTTTAGAACTTGAATTACTTAAACTAACTGGACCAGAAGAACCTTGAGCTTCTTTTTTTATATAGCTTCCAGTATATTTAGCATCTGGCATTCTCATAATTATGCAATGTGAGTTTTACCACAAAGTAAACAAACTTTAGTGGGTTTAGGAATTTTTACAAATTCTGTTGGACATTCACATCTTTTTCCAAAAATTCTATCTATAATTCTTTTAAATAATTTTTTCATTATTTTTTTCTTAATTTACCTAACGTTATAGCAAGTCTAGCTCGTTGACCCATCTTACCTTTTTTCTTAGCAGCAGCTGCTAATTTTTTTGCAGGAATCTTTTCGCCTTTTTTAACGCCTAAAGATTTTCTCAACGCCCCTGGTTTCTTAATAGCTTTTTGTATAAATTTTTTATCAGCCATTATGAGTTTTTTCCGTAAGCTCTGCCTTTTCCTTTTTTAGCCATTTTACAACCTCTGACTTTGCCACCTTTTTTGTAGCCTTTGTCAAGTTCACCAATGACTCTTTTCTTTTCAGCTTTTCTATTTTTATTCATCTTTTCAGAATCAATTCTTCCGACTTCTTCTAAAAGATTCATTCTTCCTGTGTTCATAAATTACCTATTTATCTTTCCAGATTTTTTAGCTGCAGAACCAAATTTTCCATAAGACTCATCTCTTGAATCTTTAAGTTGTTTAGCAGTTCTTTTTTTTCTTACTCTCATAGCAATAGATTCATCTTTTCTATCTTTGTATCCCTGTTTTTTCTTTTTAACAGATCCACCTTTTTTCATACCAGAACTTCCATATGGAAATCTTACTGGTGATCTTACTCCGTTTTGTCTCATTTTTTTGCTCCGTGTTGTTTAAATATTTGTGTACCCTTTATACCATATATGCTCGCAACGACAAGGATCCACAAATTTGTGAACCATGAAGGGAGTGCCGCGAAATGTTCGAAGAACACGTTCACTTTCTCCATAGCTGACGGATCGTCACTTACAACTGCCCAGGCCAAAATCGCGATTGGCGCCGAGAGAATTAATAAAACCGCCTCGTCCTTCCAGTCCGATTGACGTGCTTCTAAAAGTTTTCCTTGGTAAGCTTCCTTACCTTCGGCCATACGAGACGCATGCATTAACTGTGCGTCTGACATAGCTATTTTCGTCTTCTGCTTGTTAGCATAAATTTTACTTCCAGCAGAAACGGCTAATTTAATTGCCGATAACCACATGTTAGTACCAAGTAGCTTTTACAGGTTTTTTATCAGCTCTTAAAGCTTTAGTTCCTTTTACAGTAACTACTTCTGCTTTAGTGCCGCTTGTCATAGGAATAGTAACTCCGCCTGTTGCATAACCATCAGCTCCAGCTCCTAGTTCTTTTACAACTTTAGGGTCTTTATTCATAAAACCTGAACCTTTAGTCCAATCTTTGCTCATAATGTTTCTCCTTGTTAATAGTATAGTTAATTTTTCTTAAAATTTCTACCGAAATCGTGAATCTTACTTTGATCTGACATAGTTTGTTTTGCCAAAGAGACTCCTGCACGTAATCCAGCTAATTCTTCGTTTTGTTCTAGCTTTTCATCGTGTTGTTGGTCGTTCATCATAGCTCTCATAGTGTCTAAATCAAGTCTAGCTTCATTATTTGAATTTCTGTCTTGATCAGCTCTAGCTTTTAAGTCTAATTCTCTAGATTTTAGTTTAAGTAGTGGGTCACCACCTACTTCACTGCTAATTTTGTCTTCTTCTTTAGCATAATCCATAGTCATTTCTGCAATTAACACCGCTTTTCTAGCTTCGATCGCATCTGTAATCTGTTTTATACGTTGTTGACTTTGCATAGCCATTGGATTTTGTTGCATCATCATAGGATTTTGCATTAATGGTGCTAATTGTTGTTGAATCATTTTTAATTCTTGCATTTCTTCAACAAATTCTATTTGTACTTGCTCTTGTGCCATTAAACTTATGTGTTCAAGTATATTTTTTTGTAAACTCATCATTGCCATTGGATTATTTTGTACCATAGAGATTGACATAAAACTTAAATGCGCATCAATGTGAGCTTTGTGGTCTTGTCCTGGAAAAGCTTGAAAAGGTTTACCACTAATAGACAAAATATGTTCTATACTTGGGTCCATTGGTTGTGGTTGTTGTGGTGGTGGTAAAATTGCATTTATATTTTTAATACCAAACGCTTCATACATAGATCTATACGCTTGATACATGTTATGCATTTTAGGATTTGATTGAGCTAATTGTAATTGTGCTTGAGCCATAGAAATTCTTTGTGTTTGAGAATAAATGTTTGGATCTGCAACAGGTAAAATATCTATCTTGTCATCAAAGTCTAAAACTTTAATATTTCTTTGTGCACCTGGAACATCATAGGGATATTCTGGTGGTAAGTAAGTTTTAAATACTTCTGCTAGTAATTTAAATTCTGATTTTAAACCAACATACAATCTTTTGTGAATTGCTGACATTACACGAGAACCACGTTCTAATAATGCAACAGTTGTACCAACTGCAGCTTGTTGATTCATATCTCCAACTTGTGAATCTGCAATACTTGCAAATCTTTGAGCAGAGCTAACACAAATACCCATTAACTGTAATAAAGTTCCATCAGGACCTTTAAATGGTAATTGCATAAACTGATCTTTAATATTTCCACCCGGTACATCTACATCTCTGAACTCACCAGGTTGTAATGGCTGTGCATCGTCTCTCATTCTAACTCCTCTGGTTTTAAAACCAGCAGGTAAATTAGCTAAAGTTCCAGCATCTAATAATTGTCTTAAAGCAACAGTAGCTGTACGTGACAACCCACCAATCATATGAATTAAACCTAAACCATAGAAACCCATTCCTGGTAAAAATTTAAAATGTACAAAATAATCTTTTTTCTTTTTTAGCTGATCTTCTGCTTCAAAGTTTCTTCTAATAGATAAAATTTTTCCATTCGCTTCATCCATAGTAATGATGTAAGGCAGTTTAATTCCAGTGGGCTCACCATCTTCAGGATTCACATCTTCGTATCCTTCCAAATCTACGTTGACATGCATTTCTAAAATTGTGTACATGTCTTCACTACCATTTTGAGTAATGCCTTCTAATTCTAATTCTTTTTGTTTTAATTGATTTTCTGTAACTGGCGGTTCTCCCAAATCAATGTCTTTGTAAAAGCCATTGATTTGTTGTTTACGTAAATCATTTTGAGAAATACGTATAACATGGATTACAGCTTCCGCATCTTCTAATGAGGTAGCAGAGTACGGCACCACTAAATCGTCAGCGGGTATAAATTTAGAAACAGCTCTACCTAAAAGATCATCATAGTAAACTTTCTTAAAGGTAGAACCACTTAGGGGTAAGTAGAAAAGCATTTGATCAAACTCTGGTTCATATTCTTTCATCTGATCCATAATTTGATAATTCATAAAATCTTTAACACGTTTAGATTGCTCTTCTTTAGGAACATTAATATCTCCTAAAATTTGAGTTCTAACCGGACCTTCTGCAGGTAATAATTCTTTGTAAGCTTGAGCTTGAAATTGTGTTACAGCTTCTGCTAATACTGGGTGAGTAACTGAACTTGCTCCTCTAAAAGGTTCTGTTCTAGTTATATATTTAAATCCAAGTAGATTTAATCCTTCTTTATAACTTTCTTCCCAATCTTGTCTTGACTGTTTGTAATCTTTATACTTATCCATTAGTTCTGAACCTAATGAATCTAAATCTTGATCATCTATAAATTCTGCTAAGTTAGCGTTATGATCTTCGCCTCCTATAGGGTCTTTTTCATTTGGATCGAAGTTAATAGTTGCACTACCATCTTCTTCCATTTCAATTTCTGTTTTTCCATCCATTGATGTATCTGTAACAGCTTCTGTAGCATCTACAGTTTCTTCTTCTGGAAGATCTATCTCTGTTGGATTATTTGGTAAACTTTTGTCTATTTCAGCCATGGGCTATTCTATCCTCTATTCTTGATTGATTCAACACCTGAAAGGTGTGTATCAGTTGTTTTGTTAAAAGTCAATGTTGGTGTCATCCATCAACATATCGTTGTATATTCCCCTATCGTAGTCACTCATTTGATTCATTTTCTCAATCTCGTCTTGTGCAAATTCATAATAGTCTTTTCCTAATCCTGCCGCTGTCATTGCTGCGCCTATTGGATTTCCCATTCTTAATAACTTACCTGCACCAATTCCCATCATTCCTAATCCAGCCATAGGATCT